GCGCGCGCCGGATTCGGAGCGACATAGTAATTGCCCTCACGCCGCCCGCCTGGCGCCAACTCACTGGCCAGCGACAGAGCCCGCGCTTGCAGCATCGGCTTGATCTCTTCCAGGGATAGATCGCTCACCAATCATTCTCCAACAGATCCGCGATATCCTCGACCACGGCAGGCGCGGAGAGATCCGCCGCCGTCCAGGGGCCGGAGACGGGCAAGTAAATTTCGCCATATCGGTAATGCTTGCGGTTCATTTCGCCCTGTTTCAGAGGCTTGAACGCTGGCACCGTGCCATCGGGCGCCACGCAAACGCGGTGCGGAACGGCCAGCCAGATCCGGCCGCGCGTGTCTTCGATCACAAAATGACCGCGGCCATCCACATTGATGCGGCCGCGGACACGCCACATAAAGTCGGGCGCCAGCAACCTGGTCAGAACCGCGCGCGTCAGACGCACGCTGGACGCCCCTTCATCCAGCGCCATCATGCCGCCACCGTCTGGATCTGGCGCTCGAAATACTCGACCAGGCCATCGATCTCCGGCCGATCGCGCAGATCCTCGATCATCGGGACAATGCGCGAGATATACCCCTTGCTCACACCGGCCGCCGCCGCGAGATCCGGCGTTGTCACCTCAAACAATGTGCGCACCAGGTAAAGCGCATAGCGACGGGCATACGCCTCCGGCGCGGGCGAGGATCCCAGGCCGCGCCGACCGCGGCGCGTCACGTTCACGGTCGGGACCGCAAAATGCGGCGCCGTGACCTGGGCGCATTGCAGGTAAAGCGCACGCGCCCGCACCACACGCGGCGCGCGATCGCGGCGCACCCATGTCGGCCGCCCGGCCAGGGTGATCAGGCGATGGCCCTTCATCCGCGCAGCACCATGACGACGACAAAGGCCAGAATGGCCAGGGCGACCAGGAGGCCGGACGTTCCAGAAGATCTTTCATTCATCGTTGCCAATGCTCCACCCCATCGCGAAACAACCGAAAAGGATCCGGAGCGGCGGGCAGGGAAGAACCCGCCGCCCCGGCCTTGCGCGCAGCGGAAGGGGATCCCGCGCGCAAAGCCTCGTCTTGCACCGCCAGAAGCCAGGCGCGCACGGTCGGCGTGATCGCCGCCATCGCTCTTTGCTTGGCCGGGCGGATCTCCGGATGCTGCGCCGCATCGACATATTCGCGCACCGCTTCCAGCAACCGAAAGCAAGGATTCGTTTTATCTTTGGGCGCGCCTGGCAGCACAGCGCCATCGCAGCGCATCGCCAGGCTGCGCAGGACGCGGTTAAGCGCCCGCGATTGCGGCGACAGACGCCCGGCCGCCTCGGCCGCCGCGACCAGGCGGCGCCAGATATCGGCATAGGCGGGCGCGCTAGTCACGATTGACCTCGTTGACATAGGCCGCCAGCGTCAGATAGCCGATCGCCAGAGACTCGATCGCCTTCCTGGTCAGCACTTCGGGATTGCCGACGATGGCATGGCGCGCCAAAACATCGCACGCCTCCATTGATACCGGCCCGGCGATCATCTTCGCGCACCCCTCGACATTCGACACCGCCGTCACCCGGCCGTGCGCATCGGTGCGCAGATCCACGGCGCGGCCGCCCGCTGTCTCAAACGACATGACCAGGCCCGCGGCATAGGGATTATCGACCACCGGCATCAGGCCGCCGCCTTTTCGAGATCCTGCAAAGACAGACCGCCGAGCGCCAACTCTTCATATGTCAGCGGGACGGCCTTCTCTTCGGCCAGGGCGATCAATGCGCGATGATGCTTGGCCGGGACGATCCCATTGGATCCGCGCGGCGCGGCATATGTCCAGCGATAGACCGCGCTTGGCGTCATGCGCAGGGCCAGGGCGATATCGCGCGCACCCAAGCGATTGATAACCAGATCGGCCGGGGCCAGCCGTTGCACCTCATTTGTCATTATTCAATTTCCTCAACTTTCGCGTTGAGGGGGAAGTTGATTGATTCTCAAATCATTGTCAACTAATTGTTGTCACGCAATAGGCGACACCCCATATAGAAGGTGATAAGTAATCGAAAGTTAGTGAAGCAGGAGAGCGATATGGAAGGAGAAACCCTACGCCAGGCACTTAGAGATGCTGGCAAAACACAAAGGCAACTGGCGGCCTACATGGCCTTTGATCCGGCCGTTATAACGCGGATCGTGCAGGGCGCCCGCGGCCTCACCCCGGCCGAAGAAGATCGGATCCGCGAATTCCTGGGCGCGGGCGAGGGGGCGGGTGTCGAACCGAAATTCGGGCCGGTTCCCGTTTATGGCGTTGTAACGGGCGCGCCAAGAGACAAAAAAATCCACCTGGATCATGGCTCGATCGTGCGACACACGCGGCGCCACCCGAACCAGGAAGGATTGACCGGCGCTTTCGCCGTGGAAGTGTATGGCGAAACGATGGCGCCGCGCTATGAACACCGCGAACTGGCCTTCGCGGTGCGCGATCGCTGGCCACGGCGCTTTGAGGATTGCCTGGTCGAATTCAATGACGGCTCAACGCGAATCAAACGCTTCCTGGGAGATAGCGGAAACGTGCTCTCATTCATGCGCCTCAATCCAGAGGAAGAATTCGGCATCGCCGCGCGCGAGATCAAGGCGCTGCACACAATTGTTGGACGCGGATAGATCAATTATTTGACTATTCCTCAATTGCATGATTAAGATCGCCCGCCTCTCGGACAGGAGCGATTTATGTATCAGCGACAAAGACTCTATATGACCGCGACCGAAGTTGCCGACGCGATCGGCGGCTATCATCCGTCATGGATCTACAAGAATTGGCCGGACCTGGTGAAGCAACAGGGCTTCCCCGAACCATTGCCGCGGATCAATGGCCGCGGCCGCATCGCCTGGCACCGCCGCAAGGTGGAAGCCTGGCTGGAAGGCAAGCGGTTCACCGCGCCGAGCGCCGCCAATGATGGCGAGATCCGCGACCCGATCGCGGCACGCCTGGCGCGTCTCTAACAGAAAAGGACAGGACAGATGGCAAAGGCAAAACTCCCCCGTTATGTCGCCTGGCGTGAAGGGCGACCGCGCTGGATCCCGTCACCGAAACTGCGCAAGGGCGGATGGAAGGGCAGGGATCTGAAAGATGCGGCCGGGCAATGGCTCACCTTTGAATCCATGCGCGACCTGGCCGATCGGATCAATGCGGACGTCGATCGCTGGCTTTGCAATGCGCCCACCAAGGAATTCGCACCCGACCAGGACGCGCCGGATCCGATCGCCCTGGCCGGACCCCTGTCAGAAGAGACACTCGACGCCGCCTGGCACCGCTTCACACATTCGCGCCATTACCTGAAACTCGCACCGTCCACCAAGAGCGACTATAGATCCAAGATCCGCCCCTTCCTGGCGTTCGCCGGATCCGACCGGCCGGACCAATGGACGCCGCGCCTCATGGAAGAATGGATGGAGAAGCGCGCAGATCAGCTTTTCGCCATAAAGGCTCTAGGATGGCCACAGACGCGCTGGAATGAATCGACGGCCGCCGCCAAGGCGATGGCACGCGAAGCCCGCCACGAGGACATGGCGGGCCGGGAAGAGGGCAATACGCCTGGCCAGCCCCAAGCGCTTGGCGAACTGGCGGTGATCCGCCGCCTCTTTAACTACTGCATCAAGCCTTTGGAATGGACGCACGCCAACCCGGCCGCCGCCTATGGCGCCGAGGGCTTGCGGCCGCGGATCCATGCGATACCGATGGAACACCAGGTGCGCCTGGTTGCAACGGCCGAGGATCTAGGGCTCGCGGTAATGGCCGATGCGATTACGATCGCGATCGAGACAGGCGCACGCGCCGCGGATCTCTTCGCCTTTACCTGGGATAATTTCGAGGACGATCGGGCGCGGTTTACACCCGCCAAAACGCGGCGATCATCGGGCGCCAGGGTGGATGCACCGCTATCGAAACGCCTGGCCGCCCGGCTGGATCTTATCGCCGAGCGCCAGGGCGGCCGGACGCCAGGCGGCCGGATCTTCCAGGACGTCAACGGCGTGCCGATGCAACGGGCGCGGGCGGGGCGCCTGATGGCAGAGATAACCGAGAAGGCCCGCCTTCCAGGGATTCTATTGAAGGATTGCCGCGACACGGCCGTGGTCCGGCTGGCCGAGGCCGGATGCACACCCTTTGAGATCGCATCGATCTCCGGCCACAGCCTCAAGACCGTGACAACGATCTTGCGCCACTACTTCGCGCCGACCGCCGCGATCGCCGACAATGCCATCGCCAAACTCGACGGCCGAAAAGCCTAAACGTCTCACGTGAGACGGCCCAGCCCGTCTCACGTTCTACTTCTGTTCAAAACGGAACAAAAGGATCAGCTTGAAATCGCTAAGGAAAAGTAGGTTGGAGGCTCAATTTTCTGCCTCAAGTCTTCTGACTCTTAATAAGCGTTTATCGCCACACTTTCAATCGGTTAGGCGTCTCACGCACCTGAAATAAACACGCATCATCAGATATTGTCTCACGCAAAAAAGCGCCCGGCGTGACGGCCGGGCGCTGGATCTATTCATTCCAGGGCAATGATATCTGGCGGATCCGCATTGGTTTCGCCGATCACTGTTTGCAGATCCAAGACCTGGCCCGCATTGGCGGCCGCGATCGCGGCGCAGCCCAGCAAGGCATCTGTCAGATCTCCGTTAGCGATCGCCAGGATCGCCGGGCAGACCTCCGGCGCGCGCGCCTGGTCGGCCGTCAACAGGATCGGCGCTTCCACAATCTGCGTAATGTATTCCGTCTCCACCTCCAAGGGCGGCGAGGCCGAGGCACAACTCGTAAGCCACGGCGCCAGGCACAGGGCTATCACTCCAATCAACATCCGCATTGCGGACTCTCCTTCTGCTATCGCTGGCCGATTGTGTGATCGCGGCATCCCTGGCCGCTCGCGCCTCGTCTATCTCGCGCGCCAGCGCCGCGCGATCGAGGGAAAGCTGAACAATGCGGGCATTGGATTCGGCGCGGGCCTGGCGCTCGACCAGGAGAAGGCCGCGCGTGTCCAGGTGCGCGCGACGCTCCTGGGATAATTCGCGGTTGACGCCGCGGATCTCGGCCGTCAACGGCCGGACCTGGTAAAGCCAGACGGCGCCCGCGGCCGCGGACCCGACCAGGGCGGCCAGAACAAACGGCCAGGAAGCGCGCAGGATCCGCAGCATCAAGATCGGCGCATCGAGGCCGAACGGGATCACAGCACGACACCCGACTTTGCGGCCAGCCAGCGGCGGATATTTTCCTTTTCGCCATCGCTCGGCACGAAAGAACACATGACCACGCCATAGATCCGGCCGATCACTTCCAGCGCGGCATAGCCGCCCATCAGATTGATCTCGCTCCACAGCCCGGCCGACAGATCCAGCCCGTCGAATTCGACCACGGCATTGACCGCCTCCGTCGCGTCGTGCAATTCGTCGCGCGTTGAGACGGCCGCGCCATTGACGCGGCACACAGGCGCGCCCGCGGCAAAGGATACCGCGCTCGCATCACCATCCTGGAAAACCGAAAAAAAGCCGGACGTGCTGGCGGCCGTCGCGACCACGGCAAACGTCTCTGACGCATCGATCTGGATCGCCATCGCGACATAGGCGGCCGCGCCTTGCGTGTAGCCGGATAGAACCAGGTTGTCATTCACCCCATCGAATTCGAGATAGCGGCGGCCGGACGCATCGGCCCGCAAGATCGGCCGTGCGGCCGACGCAGACGCCAGGGAATAATTGCCGTTGCCGCTTCGATCCATTACCGTGCCGACCGGATCGCCGACACCTGCAGGCGTTAAAGGCGGATAGACCGCCTCCTCCTGGAACAGCGCGGCGACATCAGACGGATCCACCACGACACCATCGCGACCGCCATCAAACAAGCGACTCGGCTCAAATAGCGTAAAGCCGCCCGTCGCGATCGCGGCGGCCAGCATCAGATAAAGCCCGCCACCAGCTGGCCCGCGGTCGTGCCGGTTGCCTTGACGCGCTGGAAGACAATCCGGTGCCAGACACCGCCCGCCAGGTTGTTCAATGTCACGGCATTGCCATTGCCATCGACCAGGGCCACATCGCCGCCCGTGCCGCAATAAAGCGCCTGGGGCGGATTGCCGTCCGGATCCGATGGCATGGCGTTACTGTCATGCGCGGTGAAGGCATCCATTGTGAAGATTCCCGCGCCAGGCTGGCGCGCGTGTTTAATTGTCATGGCTTTGATCTTCCTCTTTTGCGCGCCGCGCCACGTCATGGCACAGCGATAACGTCGCCATCAGACGACGCGCCCACCCCAGGCCAAACGTCTGGAAGGTGGACAAATTGCCGTAATGCTCCATGCGCATCGCGGCGATCTCGATCACAGTCTCGATCTCGCGGCCGTCACGCCGGGCATTGGCGGCGCGTAAGGTTTGCGAGCCGATCACCCCATCCGGCGCCGTGCGGATCGCCCGCTGCAAAAACAGCCCGGCCTGGTAAACGCCCTGGTTAATCGCCGCATCCAGGCACATGGCCGCCATGACAGGCGGCAGATCATCGCCGCGGATCCGCTTCCAGTAGAGATCGCGATAGATCGCCATCGCCTCTTCGCCCGACAGATCCCGCACCGCAGACTTGCCGAGATCCGGACGCCCGCGCCAGGCGCGCAGCGTCTTGAGGGTGATCCCCATATTGGTGGCGCCGCCTGGATCCTCCGGATGATCGACATAGCCGCCTTCCCACAACAAGACGTGCGACATGATCAGGGCGAAGACATGGCCAGGCTTCATGAATCACCACCCGCGCGGCGGCGCGCCCAGCCAATCACCAGGCCCGCGAAAGCATCTTGCTGGCCGGACAGGATCCGGATGGATCCGCGGGTAAAATCAATAAGCGGCAAGGCCACAACACCGACACACAGCGTATTCACCAGCGGGTGCCAGGCCGGAGATCCCGCCAGGAGCGCGCCATTGATTCCGACCGACAACATGACGCCCATACCCAGGCCGATCGCGGCCCACAATAGACGCTCTTTCCATTCCGCCCATCTGGATCGGCGTTGATCCGGCGCCGTGCGCGCATACGCGCGGCCGCGGGCCGCGAGATCGATGATCGTGCCGATCGCATACCCCGACAGGGAGAGCCATTCGATATACGCCGCGCCGTCGCCGACCGTTGCGGCACCCGTCGCAACCGCGGCCGCAAAGATCCAGAAGGCCAGGGGCTCGTAAAGAACCACCAGCCAATCGCGGGCGCTATCAAAGGCGAGGACAAAACGCTGCGGCATCAGTCTGCACTCCTGGCCAGCGGCAGGTGCGGGACGATCTGGGCCTTGACCTCGATCTCGACTTCCCGATTGACCTGGGCGGCCATCGCCGGATTCTGCGCCGCCATGACGCGCTGCGTATCCTGCAGGATGAAGCGCGGATTGAACCGATCGCCCATGTGCTTTTCGCCGACCAGGCCGATCGTGGCATTGGCGCCCGGCACCAGGGCCACAATCTTGTAATGCGGCGGCCAGTCAGTCAGAGCCAGGAAGGCTTCCAGCGCTTCGCGCGCATTGTCGGCCGACGCCAGGGGCGCGCCGCCATCGATGGAATAAATCGCATAGCGTTTGATGGACATGAAACTCTCCTAATGCGGCCCGTCGATGACTTCACGAACAAGACCAAGATCCGAGGACGTCATGTGAAACAGATCCCCTGGATTGCGTTTTGAATCGAAATAGGTGCGCGCCGTGGCAATGTCGCCGGACGTTGGCGCGACACCCCAGGCGGACGTGCAGACGCCATAAATGCGCGGACCATTGCGCAGCCAGTTATCCATGTAGGTGTGAACATCATCGGTGAAGGACGTATTCGCCACACCCGCCACAAAGCGATAACCCTCGACCATGATGATATCAGTCGGCCCCAGGCCCACGGCCGCGAAATTCACATTGATATAAGAGGCATTGGTGGAATTCACCATCAGGGCGAAGCCCTTGGAACGCGCATAGGCATAGGCCAGATCGCGCATGGTGGAATCGATATAGCCACCATTCGAGAAGTCCGCGCAGATATCATAGAAGATCCCGTCCGGCCGGATCGCTTCCGGCAAAGCGGCATAGTAATCCACCCAGGCATAGACATTTGGCAGGGACGTGGTGGGCGGGCCGGACGGCCAGCGCTCGGCATAGGTGCCAAGATAGCCGCATGTTGTTCCGGCCGCGGCATCGGCCGCGGGCGAGACATAGGCAAAGACCCGGCCATCCGGCCGCAAGCGCCGGTATTCCAGGATCACTTCATGAATATACGCATACTTGGTGTCATGACAGCCATCGAGCGAGACGGAGACGGTTTCGGACGGGAAAGCGATATCGTCCGGCGCATTGACAAAGTGCGATGGCACAAAAACAGAGAAGTCGGCGCACCGCTTGGCAAAGCCCTGCCAGTCCGCGCTATAATCGCCGGTCAGGGCCGCCGCGATATTCTGGTAAAAGCCCTGGCAGACCAGACCGGAATCCGGCAGCACGCCATTCGGCACGCCCATGAATTCAATCTCGAACGAACAATCGGCATTGGCATCAAAGTTAAGATTGCCGCCGGATCCTTGCGCCGCGAAGGCTTCAAAGTAATCGCCCGATCGCACACGAATCGGGCCGGTTGTCAGATCAAAGCAAGTCGTGACAGATCCGGCCGCGGCCTGGATCTCATTGCGGCCGCCACCGTAAATCGCGGCGCCATTCTTTTTGATCACCAGGCGGCGATAGCCGGTCGCATTGGCGGCGAATTGCCCGCGCAGCTTCACCCGAACAAAACACCCATCGAGGCTAGCCGGAACGGATAGCGCCGCGGGCGTACCGACCGCCCAGGCGCCCGCCGTATCCTCTTGCAGACTCTCCCAATCGATCTTGGTTTCCGTGCCGGTTGTCAAAGCCACCGCCGAGGACAGAACCACCCGCGTTACCCGGTGCGGCTGAACCAGGTGCAGGGGCAAAGCCGACGCACCCGCATAGCGCCCTGGGCGGCGCGTCTTGTTAAAGGCCAGCTGAATCGCATCTTGCTGATTGCGGGCGGTTTCCAATTGCGCAGGCGCGCACCGATCGGATAAAAACCAGCGGCCCGCACTGGCCGGGCGATCGTCCGGCCGGATGACATTATAGCCGTCCGGCGTCACGGTTGAATCCGGCAGGAAAGTCGCCAGGCGGCCCGTGCCATTGGCGGCCTCGGTTTCATCGCGCACAAAGCCGGACACCTTGGCGGTGACGCCGGTTGTTGGCTCCAGCGCCAATTGCGCCAGGCTGGCGAAGATCCCGAATTCCGTTGTTCCGGCTTTCGAGGAGGCCGCGCTCGTCAATTCCGACGCGGTATCCAGCAAGCCTTCCAGCTGCGCCACGGTTGGCGCGTCTGTATCCCATCCCTGGCCATCGGCATCGCCCGCCAGGATCCGGCCCGCCATTGTCGCCGCGGGCGGTAGAGCGTCCCTGGCGGCCTCACCGCGCGGGATCCGGATGGCGCGATCCACATCGCGCCGGATCTCCTGGTCAGACTTTGTGAGGCGATCATATTCGGTATTCAGCGGTTGCGGCCGCACATCGACAGAGATCGACGTCGCGCGCTCATCGTCGCGCACGCCCTCGATCGTGACGACATCCAAAGCCGTCGCGCCGATCGCCAGGGTGATCGTGCCGCCCGCCGCATCGCCAACGCCCGACACGCTATAATCGGTTGTCAGAATGAGGGTGGATTCAACACTATCGCGCAAGCGTGTAACGCGCACCTCGTCGGCCGCGTCGATCGGAAAGTCATAGGTGAATTCGGTTTGACCGGAAGAGGCGCTATACGGCCCCGATCGCCGATCGTTTGCGGATATCGTCATAGCCCGTTCCGGATTGCGTCAATCCGAAAGATAGGCGCACACCGCGGCCGGGTGACTAATTCGCGGGCGCTTCGGCCAGGGCATTGCCGAGATCCGGCGCGCGCTCCGGCGTCATATCGCCTGGCGCCCACCAATACCCTTGACCGTAATCGCGATCATAGCGGCGCTCCAGGCGGCGTTGACGGCCGCGCGCATCCGGATCGATAAACTCCTCGACTTCATCCAGGATCAGGCGCTCATACGCTAGGCGCAGATACCAGATCGAACCGCCGGGCGTGTTGCCCTTGATAAACCGCAACGCCTCGCCCGCGGCGTTGGTATCTTCCTGCTGGCCGATCTCCATCAGATTGCCGACCGTCAGGCGCCGCACATCATCCGCCAATTGCGTCAAAGGCCCGCCGACCGTTGTTGCCAGGCCGCCGCCAAAGCGGTTGACGTCTTGCCCCAGGAAGTCGCCAAAGATCCCCAGGCCGCCGCCTTGCAGCATCGCCGCGCCCCAAAACTCCGGCGACGTCATAGGCCGGGGATCCCGGCCCTTCGAGATCTCTTTCAGCTGCAATGCCAGGGCGCCCAATACGGTTGTTGTGATCAGCACCTTGGCCGCATAGCGCCCGGCCGCCACGCTTCCCGCCTGGGCCGCCACGGCCGCACCGCGTCCCGTGAAGAGGATCATGACGGTTGAAGGAAAGGATTTATACATCGAGAAGGAGCGCAACAGCGTGCCGACAAATGTCCCTGGCTGATTCTGCGATACCAGGAAAGACCGGCCGCGAAGGCTGGCGGTTGGCACCGCGTATTCGGTTTCCGTCATAACCATTTCCAGGACGCGATCGGCCAGGCTATTGGCCGCGTCCGGATCCAGATCCGTGCGATCGGCGATATCGTCCGGCCGCAAGAAGGTTGCGCCCGGCTTTGGCTCATACATCGGGGTTGACCGGATGGCCTCCCATTGCCCGGCATCGATACCGTAACGGCCCAGGGTTTGCTGCAACTCGTCCGGCAGATCCTTGAACGTCCGGCCCGCATTGTCGGCCATGAAGCCCATAAACTCCATGCCGAAAGACCAGCGCCCGGCTTGCGTCCAGGGCGAGAGGAGCGACCAGCGCAAGGTGAGATCCGCCAATTGGCGCGCCCACTCATGCCCCACAAATTCGCCCGCATAGCGCGCTTGCGCCAAGCCGAGATTTGCCGCGCCGTCCGCGATCAAGCCCAGGCGCACCGCCGCCAGCTTGTCCACGCCCTCGCCGGGCATCATCAATTTCAGGACACGCTGCAAAGGCACGGCCGAATTCATGCCGACCATCCGGCGCGCGATCCGCGTGAATCCGGTATCGGAGATGGCCGAGATCATCGCCGAGCCCAGCTGGGCCGCTACCTTCAACGATGCAGCCGTGCCGACCCACCGCGCCAAGCGCCCGTCGACCGGCGCATTGGCCGATCCAGAATGCATCGCCCACATATCGCGCATGACTTTGATCCGGCCGCGCGCCCGATCGATCGATCGGCCGCCCGTTTGCGCATCATCGAGGACGGCGGCGCGTTCAACCAGGCTTTCCAGATAGCGCACCGTGGCATTGGGATTTGGCCCCAATATCTCCATTGACGCGATATCGCGCGAGAGGGAATCAATATGCTCCATCATCGCCGCAAACGGATCCGCATGGCCAAAGCGCTCCTGGTATTCCATCCAGGCATCGGGATCCCGAAACACCATAAAGCGATGATCCGCGCGCGTGTTGGCCAGGCGGCCATTTCCCCGCACGCTTGAAGCATCGCGGCGACTCCAGCCCTCCGTGGTGATCGCGTGATAGGCTTCCACCAGGCGCTTGTGCAGGGCGGCATCGGTGATCGGGCGGCCGGTCAATTCATCCACCATGCGCGCGCGGTCCAGGCGCGGCCGGACATAATCCAGCCAGTCATTCAGACCCACGGCGCGCACCGCCTGGCTATCGTGCTTTTGTGGCAGACCCCAATCGCTCCGGCTGGCGATCGCGCCACCGGCCGCGTTAAAGCGCTTGCGCAGGAATTCCGCCGAATCCGACCAGGATCTCGCCAGGGCGCGCGCCGAAGCATCGCCGGTATCCTGGCCAAAGGCTTCGCGCACCATATTGCGCAGATCCGCCTTGTTGCGCGTGCGCCCTACATTGTCGCGCTCAAAGTGCAGGATCGCCCTGGCCATCCGTGCGTGCGCGCGGCCGCGGATGGCCTTCCAGCGGCTTGTGACACTCGACCAGGTGCGCGCTCCAAAGTGCTCGATCAGATCCGCAATGGCATTAAAATCCGTGCCGTTCTTTGTTTGCGCCCGGATCCGCCGCGCGGCGGCCTGCTGCAAGCGGACCTGCTGGCGATTCTTCACGGCCTCGGCATCGAGGCGATCAAACGCCGCGCGGCCCGCGGCATCCGCGGCCGCATCATCGCCGAGATCCGCGCGGATCTGCTCGAATTCATCGTCGAAGATCTCGCGCGCCCTGGCCGCTTGTTCCGGCGTGATCGTGCCTTCCGCTTCCGCATTGATGATACATTGGCGAAAACTCATTTTACACACCCCCGCAAGCGCTCGATCAGCGCATCTTCCTGGGCGAGATCCGCGTCGATCTCTTCATCCGACCGCAAGACCGGCGCATCGCGGCCGTCCTCGTCAATGCGGGCGCCGACCGGAGTCGCGTCAAAGAGATCAGATTGCGGCTCACCAAACAGCCCACCAGGCTCGGCATCGCCACCGCGCAAGGGCGCAGCCTGGCGGTTGGCGATATCCAGCGCATCCCGCTGCGCACGCGCAACAGGGGCCACGCCTGGAATCAGCGTTTGCCCTGGTAAAGCATTCTCACCGGATCCGGCGAGATCTATGTCTTGGGATTGCGCGCCTGGCGCTTCTTGTCCATCAGCGCGTGAAGGCGATCGGACTCCGCTTTGCTCGTCGGCGTCAGATATAATTCCCGCGTCCGCTGATTGTCGATCGGCGGGCGGGACGAACTCTTCGATGCCATCTAAAAGACCTCCTTTGTCTTCTAAAATTTCAGGAGGACGACCGAAGGGCTGGGTATTTCCAATGCGAGCATTGGCATCCGTGAGCCCCTCATCCACCATATAGCGATAAGTTGCGGAAATAGCAACGTCCTCGGTGTCAAAAAGCGCCAGCGGCACCAGGCGATTAGAGCGCACAAAGCGCGCCGCATTGCGCCGGATAGCCTCTTCGCGTGGCACCACCATTTCAATAAGGTTGATCGTATAGCCCTGCTCGCGCAGCGCATCGATCCGCGGCATCAAATGATCCGCACTCTGGCCGACCGTTGGCAAGACCAGGTTATCGCCCTGGCGCGCCAGATCGCGCAGGGCCAGATCATTCATCCGCGAAGATTGCCGATGCGTGAAACTCGCGCCCGCGCCATCATCATAGCCGGGGATGATCTTTTTGAATTCATCAGAATCGATGATCGCCGATCGCGTGCGCCGGGCGATCGGATTGGCAAGGGTGGATTTGCCCGCCGCGGGCCAGCCCACAAGAATATATGCCTGGCGATCCTGGGCCGGGCGCCAGTCGTCCGGCATCGCCTCGGTAAGATCATCATCCCACCAGCCCATAAACCGCTGGCGCTCGACCATTGCATCCACCGCGTCAATTACGCCCGTCACGGGGCCAACGCCCGGCACATCGAATTGCGCCTCATCCATCCAGCGCGCCGCATCTTCATCCGTCGCCAGATTATTATAGGCTTCCAGGCTATCGCCGCGGCCCGCCATGTCCTCTTCACGCGCGCGGATCAGCGGATTGCTTTGCAATTCTTCCAGGCTGGCGCCGCGATCGACGATATCCATCAATTCCGCTTTTGCGGCCGGATCCGGATCTGCGAGATCTTCATCCAGGCGCGCGGCGTCCGATCGCAATGGCGGGCGCGTAGGATCCACGCCAAAAGCCGAGCGCGCCTGGCGCTCGTCAAATATGCGATATTCAACCTCTAAAGCGGTTTCCCCGACTCCGCCCATAATGCCGCCATCATAACCCGCGCGGCGGGCGCTTTCGACAAAAGCAAAATCATCAAACGCATGATAGGCATTGAGATACAATTCGCCGAGGCGATCGGGCGCTCGATCCAGAAGATCGGCGACACTATCGAAGTCGGCCGCAAAATTATCCTCCCAGTTACTTGTCGCCTCCAAAGCGTCCGAATGACGACGCGCAAAATCAATGGCCGGGGCCTCCCCCATCACATCGATCAACACCGGCATATCAATAAACGGATCCGCAGCATCGCTCACAACAGGGTTACGGATCTGCAGATAAACAGGAAAAACACGCGGCGCCGCAACGATATCGCCGGGATTATTTGGCGAAACAGAATAGAGACTCGCCGCCTCGCGCGATCCAAATGACAAGCTGGCCAGGCGCGTTTGAAATTGCCGGTTTCCGATTTCTTCTCGCGACGGATCTTGTCCAGTCGTCGGTTCCTCCGGCTCGGAGCGGGCTTTCGCCCTTTCGGTTATCGCGCCATGTTCGCCGCGATATACTATTAGGGGCGCACCGGAATCGTCCAGAACGCGAGAATTCTCGATCCATTCATTAAATGGCTCTAACCGGCCCTCTTCATCCAGGCGCTCGGCCTGGGCGCGGGCGCCATCGCCCGCAGGCGCATCAAAGGCGTCCAGGGCTTCATCGGACGGATCCGGCTCTATTTCGGCGCGGCGCTCCGAATCCGGCGCGCGCGATCCTGCAGGCGAAACAGGGCTTCCCGCTCCATCAGCGAGGAGGCGATCGAGGCCGCCGTCGCTAAGGAGATCGTCAAGTCGTCTTGTGAAGTCTCTGGCGGCGCGGGCGGCCGTTTGCCCGTCTGCGACGGCCCGCGCGGCTTCGTTGAGCGCGTCCGAGACGGGGCCGCGCCGCGTGGCGAGTTTTTGGAGCGTTTCGAGGAGGACGGCGTTTGCATTGGCTCTTTCCTGGTTTGTGTCGCGCGACAGACGATTGCCCGCAGATTCGATCCGCTCGGCCTCTTCTGTCAAGGTTGCAAAGATCCGGCGATCCTGGCGCAAGATCCGCGCGGCGTTGGAGAGCACCTTCGCGCGCTCGCCGATCAGCGACGAAGCGAAGGCTTCGGATCCAAAAAGGCTCACCGTCTCTTCACGCTGGAAACCGGCCGCGAGCGCCTGGCGGACGATCGATTCCGCTTCATACGCGCTGGACGGATCCACGCGCGCCAGGACTTGCATAATGGCGGTTTGCTCGTCTTCCAGATCCACCATGCGCCCGACGATCGCGGCATAATTGGCCGGGACAAGCTCGTTGACCGTCATTTGAAAAGGGCCATCGCCCAGGCGCATCAGGCCCGTTGCGTCGCGCATCAGGGCCGATCGCATCGGGATGGCATCGGTCAGAAGATCCGGACGCTCGCGCAGCACCTTGGCCGCATCGATCGCCGTGCCGGTTCCCTCGGCGAGATTGCGCATTGCCGCAATGGCGCGCATGTCGGAAGCCGTCAGCCCATCGGATTCGCGGTGAATGATGGCGCGGATCCGGATTTCATCGCGCATTTCCGGATTCTCGGTAATCAGGCGCCGGGCCAGGCCCGTCCGCTGATGGCCGTCCACAACAAAAAGGCGGCCGTCAAGATCCTGCCAGACCATAATTTCACCGGCCAGCGTGCTATCCCATCGCTGAACCCCCGCCAGGCGATCGCTCACCCCTTCGGCATCGCCACCGGATTTAAACTGGAAGCGCTCGGCATCGACAAGGATCTGCATCGGATCCAGGGCCGGTTGCAATTCAAACACCGTGCCTTCCGGCAATCCGGCGAGATCTTCGGGAATCGCATCGGGCGGCGCTTCGGATCTCTCCATCGCGGCCAGGGCGCGCGACGTGGGCTCGTCGGCACGCTCGGCAATTTCCATCGCGGCATCCAGGCGCGTGCGATGCTCGACACTATCCTCGATCGACTCCCCGATCGGGTTGACGTCCTCGATCTCGATCTCGCGATCCAGGACACCGCGCGCGTCAATTTCCGATGGCGTTGGATCCGTTACCAATTCATGATGCGCGCGCACCAGGCGCCGCGGCGGGAGGCGCGTCAGAGCCTCGCGCGTTTCCTGGCGCAGCGCGTCACGCATCGCTGCAGCGCGCACCCATTCCTGATTGCGCAAGCCGGGGATCCGCGACATGGCCAGGCCGGACGAATCCAGGGCGCGGCCCGCAGCTGGAAGCCCGCCACCGACCACCGCGCCAAACAGCGCCGCACCGCCAACGCGGTACACACCTTCTTCCAGCGTGATCGGATCCAGGCCCAATTCCTGGCGCCAGGCATTGGCCAGCGGCACGTTGGCCAATTCGACGCCCGCATTGATCGCCGCCTCGCCCAAGGCGATCTTTGCGATTGGCACCGTGCGCCCGGCAAAGCCAAGCGGCAGGGTTGCGATATTTACCGGATCCGTAAACGCGCCACCAAAGCCCCCGATCAGGCCGGGTATAAACTCGGCTTCGCTGGCGCGGGCATGAATATCCGCGGCGCGATCGCGCATCACTTCTTCCCAGGCATCGCGATCGCGGATCTGCGTACCGTATTCCGGCCGCTCGGCGCGCAATTCATCGATGCGGCGATTCAGCCATTCCGCATTGCGCACGAACATATCGCGGCCGCCAGTTTCATCGGAGGCGCCCATGACCGCCATGAACACTTCATCAACGATCGTGTCGGGAATTATATGGTTAGGGTGCGGCAGGCGGACGCCCGTCACGGACTCGACTTCATCGATGCGCTCTTGCCAGATCCGATCGCGCAAATGCGACTCGGCATTAAAATTGTCCAGGTTGCGCATCGCCTCGAAAGAGGCTTCCACCTGTTCGGTGAAACTTTGCGGACGGCGGGCGGCGCGCTGCGCAGCCGGAAGGCGCGGCGTCTCGAACATCAGGGCAAGACCCAATCATCATGCGCGGCCGCGATCGACTCGCGGAAAGGCTCCAGGTCCAGGACGTAAGGCTCGCCGTCTTGATCGACCGGCATCCGCGCTTGCGGTGAATCCGGCTCGCCAAACGTCACATAATAACGCCCTGGGCCGCCTGGCCCTGGCGTCAGCCAGGCGCGCCGCAGATCCGAAAACGGAAGCACACGGCCGGAGGAGTCAAACATCGGCGACACATCAGCGCCATATTCGTCCAGGCCATCAATCACCGCATTGAAGCGATCGGCGCGCAACCAGCTGGGCGCCACAACCGTTACGGCATTGACCCGGCCGACACCGATATTGCGATCGCGGCCGCTTTGAACAAAGCCGCCATATTGCCGATCGCCCACATATTGCGCGCCCGCGGCCGAATTCAGCGCGCGCTCATAGAGCGCTCCGTCAAACTCAGTAATACCCTGGCGGCGCGCCTGCGTCTCATAGATCGCATCGGCCGTCCGGCGAATAAGGCCCGGCGTTTCGCCTGGCAACCACCGCGCCAATTGCTCGGCCGGGCCGGTCAACTCGTCGCGCAAGGCCCGATCGATGCGCGAATCGAAGCCTTCTTCTTGTGCCAGGGAAAAACCGGCCTGCGCATCGATCGCGGCCGGGTTGCGATCATTGACCAGGAGAAGCCCGCCCAAATGCGCCAGGATCGGCTGATCCCCGGCGATCTCGCGCAAGGCGTCCGGCGCGGCATCGCCATAGCCCGACACCACAATTTGCGAGACAGCCAGGGCCGAGACGTTGCCCGAATCGACGGCCGCGCCCAGGGCGTCCCGCTCGCTTCGCGTGAAGTAGCGCGGCGCAACGCCATAATGACCGGCAATCTCCTCGACAATGGCGCGGCGTCCGGCCAGGGCCGACACCGCGGATTCGGGATCTGCAAAATCCGGACGCGGCAATTCATCCACCAGGCCCGCGGTTTGCGCATACCGGATCGGATCTTCATTTAGCGCGGTGCGCGCGCGGGAATACGCCGTTTCCAGATTGGAGATCCGGCGCGCATCCTCCGGTGACGCCAGGCCATCCGCCTGGGCGGCGGCCCGCGTTTCGATGATGGCGGATTCCAGCGCCGCCAGGGGCGCACGCAAGGCGGCCGTCTGGATCTGCACATCGCTATGGATCTCCTGGGCGCGCTCGGCCAGGAGATCGCCCTCCAGCGTTCCAAGTGACGACGCCTCCAGGAAGATCCTTTGCAGATCATCATCGGCGACGGGCAGACCCGCCTGGGCCACGTCCTCATAACCGTCCAGGACGCGATCGATCGATGCGGCCTGGCGATCGAGCCCGCGCTCGATCTCGCGAAGCTGCGCATTGCGTTGCGTTTGCGCGCGGGTGATCCCGGTATCCATGCGGGAGGCCAGGCGATCGAACGCCGTGGCATCCAGCTGGCCATAACGGCCTTCCTGCCAATCGCCTTGAAACTCGTCGCGGAATTGGCGCATCGCATCCAGATCGCCCAGGCGCTCAAAGGCGCCCAGGATGCGGCCGCCCTCGACATTCGTGGCGGCGGCGTTCAATTGCGCGTTGATTTGCTCGACCGTCAGAGCACCCGCCCGATTCTCGTCTGCCTCATATTCGCGGCCGTTCAGGGTGAAGGCACCGCGCGGGCCGGACGCAACCAACAGATCCGATAGGCTGGCGATCTCTTCGCCGATCGCCGCATCCGCCGCGGCATCGAGGCCCGCGGATCTCGCCATCCGATCTAGGAGATTAAAGCGCTCCTGCAATTGATCTTCGACGGCCGCGCGGTGCGAGGCGGTTTGCCGGGAGATCTCCTGGCGGGCGGCATCGCGCTGATAGGGCAGAACCGCACGATCGAACATTTGTTCGAAATCGGGCGCGATATCCGCAAAGACGCGAGCGCTGCGCACTTCCTGGCGATAAGACGCCAGGGCGTTATTCAGGGCCAGCGGATCATCGCGGTGCGTGAGCGCCAATTCATCCAGGCGGCGGCGCACATCGGTTTCCAAATGCGCCGTATAAGACCGGATGGCGGCGGCGTTATAGGCGCGGCCGCGGATCGTATCATCTTCGCGCGGGCGGAATTCGGCATCGAGCCCGGCAAGGGCGCCCTCCCGCTCACCGTCTCTGGCGGCCGCGGCGTCCAGGCGATCGCCGATCTGCACCGACATGCGCCGGAGCGATTGCGCGACGTTGGCGGCCGCGTCACCTTCACCGCTCACCCAATCAAAGGCGGTGCCGATCGGCGATGGCGAACCGCGGCGCGCTAATTGTGGGGCGGCAACACCGCCTGGGCGTCGATTAGCCACGGCCGGAAACCCTCGCAACAGTTGATCCAAAATCCCCGACCGATCCCAGGATTGACGAACCGCGCAGCCCTTTCGCCTGGTTTGAAAGCTGGCGCGCCTTGCGGCGGCGGATTGATCGGCGGATCTCGCCCGCATCGCGGAAGCGATCGATCTCGCGCTCGGCGCGCTTGCGCGTCAGCTTGGCGGCGTCACCGACAATACCAGACGACAGATCAATGCCGGACGCCGCGAAGGCCACACGCTGGCGCGCGATCGTGGCGAGCATTTCCTCGCTGCGATCATTCGCCTGGCGCAGCGCCTCGTTGCGCTCTTGATCGCCAAGATCCATTTCCTGGCCCGCCTGCAGATCCATTGCCGAGGCGCGCTGAAACCCGGCCGACATGCTCGACAGGGACGAAAACGCGGAAGACCCAACCTCCAACAATCGGGCTATTCCGCCAGACGAACCAGCGGCCGACGCGGCCGATGCGGTTGACGCCGCGCCGCTTGCCGCGCCAGACGCCGCCGACGAAAAGCCCAGGGCATTAGCGCCCGTTGCGCCGGACGCCGCAGCGCCACTCGCGCCAGACAACACAGATCCAACTTGCGCAGACAAAGCAGACCCGGCCGAAACCGCGGCCGATCCGGCCGCGGTCGCAGCACTGGCAACGGCAGACCCGGCCGCGCCCGCCGCGCCAGCGGCGGCAGATCCAACTGCCGCCAGGGCGGCCATAGCAAATTGCGGCATTAGTTTATCCTCGCATCATAGATCGCGGCGCGCACTTCCAGCGGCGCGCGATAGGCTTGGGAGATTGTGAATTGACCTTCCAGCGTGTAGCCGATCAGGCCGGATATCCGGATCTCGCCCGTGAAGAGATCGCTATCGACCGGCCCCAATCCGCCAACACCATATTGACGCACCGGAACACGCCGGGCGGGACGGCCATTGGCGGCGATCTCCAATTCTCCGGCACCTTCCACCATAAGCGCGACTTCGAAGATCCGCTTTTTTCGGTTGATCACAGACCCGCCAATGTCCGCGCGGATCGGTAAAATTGTCCATTCGGTTGGATAGCCCAGGCCCGCGCGGATCTCGGTGCCTTCAAATGGCAAGGCGACAGATCCGGACGATACAAGCGCTTCGCCGCCCGCGGCGCCGTCAATCCATAATTCCACCGTCTTGCCTTCCAGGTGATCGAAGCCCGCGGCCGTTTCAGCGGGCGCGCCGAGCGTCACCGTCTTGCCCGCATCATACAATTCGGCCGCATCGTAAACCTCGACGCGATAGACATACGCGCCATTAACCTGGCGTTTGACGGCCGCATAAAGCGTCCGGTTGTTTTCAACAGCCAGGGCTTTGATCTCGCCATCGGTGTCGACTGGCCACCAGGCGCGAAAATTCTGCGACAGGACGGCGGACATAACCGCGGCCGTGCCGTCTGAATTCACCACCCAAAGCTGATCGGGATCACTTGTCCGGCCGCCCTGGCGGTGCGCCATTGCGACCGGCGAAGAGAGAAGATGCGAGGACAGGACAGACAGGCTTTCAGATCGATAGCTTTGCTCGGCATCCGAGAAGATAAAGCCGCGCAATTGCTCGCCGCCTTCCTGGATAAACAGGACAGCGCCCTCCAATTCAAAAACATTGATTCCGTCTTCAATGCCGCGGCGCGTGGCGATCGTCGCCGAAAACGGACCATCCTTGGAGATCGATCGATCGGCCACGTAGAATTCGGCCGCATCGGTGAAGATCTGCAGATTGCGCCCAGGATAAATGCGGCGGATCCGCTTTACCTGGTCGGCATCGATGCGCGCCTCGAACGCTCCATCGGCCTCCTCGATATCGGTGTCAAAATTGAAAAAGTCACCCGTGACCGACAATAACAGGGAAGAGGGACGCTCCCGGAAGCCGCCCAGGATCGTGCGGCCCTGGTAGAATGTGCCGCAGGCTGGATAGCCGCGGGTGGAAGACATGATCGCCTCGCCGCCATATTCCCCGGTTTGCGTGCGGTTAACGTCAAAAACCTCGTCACCCGATCCCAGCATCCAGACGCGCAGGACCATGATCGGCCAGGGCCGGGATCCCGCATCATTTGTAAACTCGACCTCATAAACGTCATTGTAAGGCGACGTCAGCGCCGTGACCGTGACATTGCCGGAGCCCACATTGTCGAGCGCTTGCAGCGCATCGCTGATCCGCGTGACCATCGTCGCGGGCGTCGCGCTGAAAACGATCGCGCCGGTTGTCTCGGTGCCAAGCTGCAAGGTGAAGCGCTCGAAATTGTCCGTCATGTTTTCGAGCCAGACTTCCTGCTTTTCATTCACCCCGTTGGTATAAGTCTTGTCGCCAAAATCCACGTCCGGCAGATTCTCGAACGCCTGGTCGCGGAAATCCCATTCGCTATCGCCGCCCTGCCGATAGATCCGATAGGGCGCCACATCGACATGAAACAGCACCATCGTATCCAGCGATTGCATGTCTGAAACGGTCGGGATCTGCGCAGACGTGTATGGCAGACGCGCGGATCCGACGCGCACCTCATTGCGATAGATATCGACATGCCCGGCCGTCAGAAAAAGCGCATAGGCCGCGTCCGAATCGTAAGCAAAATCCTGGCCGACAACCTCGGATTCCGTGCCGTCCTCGACAAAAAAATCCAGGGCAACAACGCTCACAAAATCCGCAGACGCCGCCGCGGACATATAACAGCGCCAATAGCGCGCGCTAACAGTCTGCCCTGGATCCAGCGCGGCCCGGCGCGATCGCGCCACATTGTTGGATCCGGAATCAAACGTGGATCCGAACGCCGTCCAGCTGGCCGCATCATCAGAGTATTCGATCTGGAAGGCGTCGCTATGCTCGGCCGAGATCAGGATATCGCGCACATCGACCGCCGAGATCTCGGTTGCCGATCCAAAATCAGCCTGGATCGCGACCCGGCCGCCAGGCGTTGACGGGACACCACCCGCGACCGCCACCATCTGCGTGCGATAGGACAGGCCCGCATCGCGAAAACCGCCGCGCGGGCGGTACAGACCTGCCGGGCGGGGCTCGCAATTGCGAAGAGACGCCGCGCCGGTATCGTATAATTCCAGATCATCCCGGCCAATGAGATCGGGATCAACCTCCCCCGCCGAAAGGCTTGTTTGACGGCCGCGGACATTTGGCATCGCTATTGCCTCGCATGTGTCAGGGGATCGCCATTGAGATCAAAACCATCGACCGGGCGGCCGTGCGCATCCATCAATTCGGCCATTGCCATTTCGCCGCCATGCCCCATTTCGGACGGAGCGCCGAAGGCTTGCGCATACAAGCGATCATGCTCGGTGCGATTCTCGGAGATCGAGACTGCATATTGCGCGGCGAGGGCGGTTTCCGTCACGCGGCGGAAATATCCCGGCCACAGATCCGGAACAACCAGGGCGCGGTAGAGCCCGAAGATCACCGCCTCATTGCTCCACAACTTATCGCCCGCGATCTCAAAATTCGCGAACGGCGTCTGACTTGTGCCAGGATAAACCGCCTGAAACAGCCCCAGGCGATCGGGCGGAAGCTGATGCTCATAAGACCAGCGCGGCGAAACATTGACCGGGCTGGCATTGCGGGAGAGTGTTTTTCCGATCAGATTGAAAGACCAGTCCGACCAGGACAAAAGCGACTCCGTCACAGACGTATAAAGCCGCCCGACCTGGGCTTCATAATCCCCATCGGCCGGATCCAGGGAGTTGGCGGGCGCCTCACCGACCCGCGCCAAAGCGCGGTTTGCCATTTCGACGTCGGTCAGAACACCCGCCATGCTTCACCTATCTAGAGCGCCGCAATAACAGCGTTCAGCTTCGTTGCGTTTTCACGCACCGCCGCGATCAATGCGGTGATAATCGCCGCATCCGTACCTGCCGGAGTGCCGGTCAGAGCCGGGAGATCACCGTCACTTGTGCCGCCAATGGCGCCAGAGTTTTCGGTGAGCGCGGCAATACCGCCAAGCGAAGCCTGATCCGCCGTAACGCCGGTCAAAGCCACGTCGCCGGTCGTTTTCGTGACCGCATAGATCCGGCCGGACATGGTGCCGTCCAGATCATAAGCGACAATGATCAGATCGCCGGTTGCCATTTTTTCGGCCTGGCCGTCGAAATAGCCATCGGTTTCAACCTGGGCTTTGGTGTCGTTGGTGACATAATGCCAGATCCGATTGACGGATCCGGCCGCGAGAGCGGCGCCTTGTTTGACCAGCGCCAGGCCAGATTCAGTAAAAGCCATGAGCCTTTTTCCTTTTGTTTGGCGGTGACGGCCGAAGCCGCCACGCCAGAGTCATTGCCGACGATTAAGCGTCAGCGACCAAATTGGTTGCGTTGCCGAACGGCGTGTCGTTATCGGTGTGGATCGGGATCACGCCATTGGTGACATGCAGGCCCGAACCAATCCGCACCCGGCCATTCACGAAAAACGCCGCCTTGGTATTTTCCCAGGAGATCGTGGTCGTGATATCCCGGCCAACAGCGCCCAGGACGGTCGGCAGGTGGATCAGATAATTGATCTGATTATCCGTGCTCGCCAGCGGCAGGCGATTGTGGCTCATCCAATACATGCCATTCCACCAGCGCATTTTCTGCTTGGTTTTGAACGGCAGATCATCGCCGCCCACCCACTCGGCATTGGCATATTGCTTGTAGGTTTCCATGTGCAGGATGGAATTCGGCGAGCCCAGGAACAGCCAATCGCCTTCCTGATCCGGCCATTCCAGCGTCAGCGCGCGCTCGCGCGCTTGCTGGGCCAGGGCAACCGACATGGGATTAGAATAGTCGCCGATCGCCGTTTCGGTGGTTCCCGCCAGGGCGGCGATGATGATATCATCCACCTTGCGGCCGAGCGCCATTGCCGCGCTGGCCTGGGCGGTATCGCGATCGTCTGGCGCCATCGCGTCCAGATCCTCTTCGTCAATCCATTCACCCGCGTAATACGTGCCGAGCGATACCGTCACATTCGAGCGATCGGCGTTCATCACCGGCACATCATCATGCCGATTCTTCGGCCCGGCCGTACCGGATCCGGCGACGAAAAACTTGGCGGCTTCGCCAGGATTGACGCGCTTGTTACGGATCAGCGGCAGAAGTTTCGAGCCGCGATCCTGGAAGACGTGGCGCACGCCATCGTCAAATTCTGTTTTGAAGTGTTCGCTAACTTGGTGAGTCATAATTGCCTCTTGGGGGTTGATTCAATCTTTGCGTTGACTGTCCAAGAGGCGCGGTTGCCGGGGGCTGGAAGACCAGGAGGCCCGGCGTGCCGCGGGTTGGCCCGCATCGCTGATCCGGAGGCTAAGGCCGCCAGGCGGGCGGGTGACTAATTTTTGGCGGATTAGTCACCCGGCACCCTAAGCGCGCTTGTCAAAGAACGCCTTGGCCTTTGCGTCCACATCAGCGCGATAATCCGGATCGTGCGCGGCGCTCGACGTGCGATATCGCGGATCCGCGCGCATTTCGCGGATCTTCTCTTCGCTCATGCCGCCCGCGCTGGATCCGTCGCCAGACGTATCAATGCCGGTTTCCTTTGTCATGGCGCGCATCTTCTCGATCAGCGCGACACCGTTGGCCGTCGCCATGATCAATTGCGCCTCGCGCACCTCGCCTTCGGTAAACTTGTCCTGACTCACCATGCCATCCATCCAGGCATTCAGAGTGTCGCGCCGCGTTGTCGCCTTGTCGGCACCGCCAAGCGCGTCAATCTCGGCATCCGGATCCAGCGCATCCGGCGCCAGGCCGGACGCGGCCATGTCTTCCATCAGGGCGGGCAGGAATTTGTGCAGCGCATCCTTGCTGATCCCGGCCTCGCGGGCATGGTCGCGCGTTTTCTGCCAGATCGGATCCTCGTCGGGGATCTCGCCATAGGCGTTTTTCACCGTATCGGACAGAGCGAGCGCGCCGTAATCCTCTGACTTCTCCGGCACACCTTCACGCATCGCATTGCGCGCACCCTTCCAGCCCTCGATCGCTTTGCCGAGCGCCTCCTGGGGCGTGTCCGCCTGGAATTGCTCCGGCAGATCCTTTTTCCAGGCATCGTCACCGACATCGCCCGCGGCGTTGTCCTGGGCGTCACCGGCCGCGTTTTCGTCAGCGGCGGCATCGGCGTTTTTATCGCTATTCTCTTCCATCTTCGGATCCTGTCTCTGTTAATTGGCCATCGTGATATCGCCGCAAGGCGCCAATAAGCATTGCGGCGATCGAGTTTTGCCCTTCCCGAAAAAGACCGATATCGCGCATCTTGTCAGACGGCAGAACCAGAAAGCCCGGCCCCGCCCAGGTCGGCGATCGCAATGTCGCGTCCAGGATGGAATTCATCACCACCCGCCCGGCATCGGTTGAAAAAATCTCCTGGCACGCCTGGTCGAATTCCGGATCCGGCGCGGTGAAATCCTCGCCGGTTACGTCCGACAGTGTGGCCGCCAGATGATCCCACCCATTTTCATTGAACGCCTGGAGGAAATCATCCACCGGCTGCTGGCTGTTCGCCTTGTTGTCCATTGCCTACCTGTCCTTGATCTTGAGCCTGGGCCGACGCCAGCATTTGCGCGGCCATTTGCTGCAACTGTTCGCGCTCTTGCGCACCGCGGATATATTTTTCCGGCACTCCGCGAAGGCGCCCCAGCTCGCCACCAATGTCCTCGACCTTGGCGGCCAGAATCATGCCCTCTTCGCCGAGCAGGCCGGAAAGCATGGTGAGCCAGTCCACTATGCGCTGGATCTCCTGAACCGCTTGCGCATCGGCCAGCGGCGACACGATCTTGACGCGCACCAAAAGCTGATCGATCGGAAGATTCACGCGGATAAGGCCCGCATTATACAAGACTTCGATCACGCGGCGCACCAGCGGGACCACAATCTCGCTCGTCTGGCGCCCGAAAGCGGCTTGCAGATCCTCGGCGTAGAATTTCAGGCGCTCAACAACCTCGCTCGCCGACCGTACCGCGCCCGCTTCGGGCGGTAGATTGCGATCGTGCAACGCCTCGCGGATCCGGCCGCGCATTTCTTCCAGGATGATCTGGCTGATATTGAAATTGCCCGGCGTCTCCACCCGTGACAAAGACGCGCCAAGCGGCCCGCCATTGCGCGCGACATTCAGGATTGTGCCAGGCTTCACATCGCCCATATTGCCGTTAAATGACGGCCCTGGCGTTTTCGTCCAGAGCCCGGTAATGGCCAGGGCGGCGGCGCGAAGCAATAATTCAACCGTTTTGTTTGCGACCCGCGCATCCGGCACCACAAATTGACCCGGCCCGCGCCCGCGGCTTTCGCCCGGCACTCGGAAATAACGCGGCAACAGCCAGATGCAGGTGCGCGAGGCGCCGGTTTCCACCGTCACGGATCCATCGCGGCCCGTCTTGATGATGATCAGGCGGCGCCACAGACGCGAATCCGCATCCCAATAACTTGTTTGCGTGATCTCGAACTCGCGCTGAACATTCTCTTTTGCCGCGCGCCGGAAATCGTCCGGCCAGGCCGCATCCGGCCAGCGGCGCACGAGATCCGCGGCCTCGCGTTTTGTGCGCCAATGGATCCGATGGCGAAAGCCCGTCCCATCGTCCTCGGTTGAGATCTCGGTGATCGGGACAGAGATAAACCGCACCGGCTTATCGTCATCGCCTTCAGGCATCATCAAAGCGCCTTCACCGGCCAGGTAATCCAGGAACATTTCGGCCGAGGCGTTATGCCACTCGCCCACATCGATCGCGCCATGCGCCAGCTTGGCGATATGCTGCAGCGTTTCATCCCATTGCTTGCGCTCGTCCGGTTCCATTTGCGCGGCGGCCGGACCCAATTCCAGCGAAAAGAATTGCTGGAAAGGCGGCGTCAGATCGCGTTGCAAGCGTCCGGCCGCGCGGGTGATCGCCAGGGCGGCCGTGGAATCATACAGCTTCGACAGGCGATTGTGCCGCGGCTTTGTGCGATAGCTGGGCGCGCGATAGGGCAAAACGTAATCATACGCTTCCTCCATATCGTCGAACCAGGCTTGATCCCGCACAAAGGCGCGATCAGCGAATTTCATCGCGGTTTGACCGTTGATCGCAACCATTAGCCGGAATCTCCCAGGGCGGACGGCTTGCCACCCGAATAGGCCAGGGCGCGAAGGCGGCCGCCGCGCTGCGATCGGATCCGGCTGGCCTCATCGTCGGCCGTCAATTCCGCTTCGCGGCTTTTCTCGTCCAGGTAATCGCGCCGGTTGGCGCGCTCGGCCGCCTCATTGCGCTTTGGACCGCCGCCAAACAGCCCGCCAATCATTTGTGAAACACGGCCCATTCTAACCCTCGTATGTCCAGACCTGGGCGCCGCTATCCAGCGACCCACGCGGTTTAAATTTCAGAAGGCGGGCGATGCGCTCGCCCGCTTTGGATCTCGCCGGATCGATCGCGGTGAAAATTGGTTCAGAGACGGCCTGGCGTTGCTGCGCCAACAGCTTGGCGCACGCGACCAGGACGATCCGCATATGCTGGCGCGCGCCTGGCCAGACTGAAAACCAGGCTTCAAAGGCCCCGGCATCGGAATCCCATACGAACCCACCAACCGCCAGGATCTCGCCATGATCGCCCAGGCGCACCTGGTACGCCATGTGCCAGTAAACCTGCGCGGCCATCATCTTCGCATGGCGCCGCGTCCAGCGCATCGGCTGGCCGCGATCGTCAACGGACATGAGCGCCGCCTCCAATGTGCCTTTTTCGATCCTGGCCTTCATACGTCTAACGGGCTCCAACCATTGCTGGCCGCAAGGGTGGCAGACCGATCGCCCTCACCATTGTCCGGGACAGGGAGCGAACGGGAGCCCGATCGGACGGCGTGCGCACCCTCGCGGCCGAGCACAAGGTATTGCAGCCCATCGTGCGGGTGACTAAAATCATTCTTTTCCGGCTTGTCTTCGAACCGATCGCCGCTGGCGCTCTTGACGCGGCGGAATCGATAGTGACTGGCAAAGCCCTTGCGCAGCTGGCCACACTCCGGCGACAGTAACAGCCCAGGCTTTCCGCCCGGCAGGCGGCGTCCCAGGGCTTGCGAGACGGCATCCAGGCGCAGGCCAAGCTCGTTTGACGGCGCCAGATCGATATCGACGCCGGTTTGCAGCGTGAAGGTTTCCAGCCAGGACAATTCGCCGCCTTCGCGGTCGGCACCGCTCGCCGCGGTCGGATCCGCAAAGCCGTAGAATTCAAAGTCGTGATATTTTTCGGCGCGCATGACGTTGAACATTTCCGCGCATCGCGTCGCGCCGCACCGCCCCGGCGCCAATTCATCGATGATGCGCCATTGCCCCTCGGCGTTCAGCTGGCCGAAGATGATCGCGGGCCGCAGCGTTTGCCCGCCATCAATCCCCAACCCGATCGGCCGCCCAGGGATCGGCTTTAACGGCTTTGCGGCCGCGTGGAATTCATCATCGTATTCCTCGTAAACCGGCTGGCCGTCGCGCGAATACCCCCATTGATTATGAACAAAGCGGCGCACCCACCATTTCGGGTTGGTCGCGACCATGTTGTCATAATAATCATCGCTATGCGCGTTCAGATTCTCGGCGCCTGGCTCAAAGGCGCCAGGCTGGCGGAAGAGTTTGACGCGCGCCGGATCCGGCTTTTGCTCGACGAAAAACTTATAGATCCAGTGATCGGTGTCGGGCGGGTTGAGATCGAGCGTGATCCCCTTCCAGACGCGCTGCGCATTCTCCGGCGTGTAAAGATGGCGCGGCGGGTAGCGGCCGACGCGGCCGACCATGTATTGCAACACCTCTTCCTGGATCGACGTGGCCGCGTTCATGAAGCAATGATTGACCTCATAACCATCGAGGACGTCCTCGGCCTTGTGATCGCCGATCGCGGCGAATTCGATCGTCAATTCGATCGGCCCGAACTTGTCAAACAGGCGCAATTCATGACTTGCCGGGCGATCGGTGCCGCCGACCCACTTCCCGGCCTCTTTCGGGATCCACATCAAATAGGTTGGTATCGTTGTCTTGTAGAGATCCCGGTACGTGTCGCGCAAAAACAGCGCCTTGTGACGCCGGATCCCCTGGCGATCGCGCGGTTGGCGCACCGCTTTGAACAACAGATCGGGATATTCGCACGTCACCGTCTTGCCGGATCCATACGGCCCCATCAGCGCCCGCACGAAAATGTCAGACTTGAGGAAAGCGGCCGTTACATCGCCCGGCAGGCGCCAGCCACTATGCGCGCTCGGATCCAGGGCGGCCACATCGACGGGCGCCTCTGGCGCGGGATTGTCCGGCGGGATCTCATAGCCGATCGATGCGCTCATGCCCCCGACCCCCAGCCTGCAAGCCCCATCGGTGTTCGTCGAATTGACTTTCTACAACCTGAAACAGTGTGAAGCGGGGTGGGGTATGTGTAACGATCGGCGCGATCTCCAAAGGTGGTCGGCCTGGGCGGGGCCGGGAGGCGAGGCCGGGGGAGGGGTGACGACGCCTGGCACTCTGATAGACCATCAGATGCGCCTAGGGATTTAGTGCCTGCCTTTTCAATGGCTTGCGCCATTCGTGAGACGATAGGGCGTGAGACGATCGCGATCATGTTTCGCTATCCTCTTGATTTTCCTCGACTTCTTCATCTAGGGCAGAATCCAGGCGCACATCGGCTGGCGTGACGTCGATCATCGCCTCGCTATCCTGGGATCCGCGGCCCGCGTCCGCCATCGAGGGCATCAGGAAGGCCAGCTTGACGCCGCCTTCGCCGCCCACATCGATCGAGGTTGGCTGCTTTGAGTGCAGATAGGGCGCCAGCTGGACCGCGGCCGCGATCTGCGCCTTGAACACGTTGATGCGCTGATCATTGGTCAACTCGTCGCCTTTCAGCCCCAGGCGATCGATCAGATCCGCCGTTCGCATCGAGGACACGGCCGCCAGGCATTCGAGCGGGCTGGAATAATTCGCCAGGAGGAATTGCGTCCAGGCTTCGGTGCGCTTGTTCGTGGATCCGGCCGGTCGACCAGGCCCGCGCTTCTTCTCCTCGACCTGGCGCGCCGTGGATCCAGGCGCCGCGGATGATGGCAGCGGCAGCAATTCGCCCTGGACGCCATCAGCGGCCGGAGGATCACCAGGGCCAGCGCGATCGATTGCCGCCTTTATGCCAGGCTTTTCATCCGCCATCGAATAAAAGCCTATTATTTAATGGGTTAGCGGCTAATGAGACACCCTGCCTTAATTGTGTCTCACCAAATGTCACACCCTTTTCTGAATAAATCCATCTACTTAGAATGTAATGAGACATTGAGACATTGAGACACATAGCTTCCCATATGCGCGCGCGCGCACATTGAGTCTCTTGCTGTCTCAATGTCTCAATGTCTCGTGGCATCGTATGTCCCTGAATTCCCGGCCCTTATGGTGTGACGCTTGGCGTGACACCTGGCCGATTTCCCTGTCTCAATCCCTGTCTTGCATCGAAGATAATGGGGATTGGGGGTCGGGTGAGTAATAGGCACGATTTCGGCCCTGGCGTCAATCAATTGAGAATAAATTGATCATAGGTGTTGACTTATCCTCAATTCGTATATACATCCGCAATTGAGGTTTGAGGAAAACGCAAATGCAACACCGGATCCCACACAAGAGCGAAGGCGGCGCCAACATCGCCGCGATCGCCGCGACATTGACCAGGACGCCGCACATCGATGCGCGGCCGGTCGATACCGACCTGGGGCGCCGCATCGCCGCCGCCCAGGCTCAATTTCGCAATGACTGTCTGAAACCAACCTGGAGACTCTGACATGAACCTTTTAGACGACATGATCACCGCCGAGGGCATCAGCCAGAAGATTGGCAACGTCCTGGACGATAGCGGGCTGGACGGCATCGGGCGCCTGGCGGCGCTGATCCTCACCCTCAATGAAGAGTCTTACCGGATTGAGAAAGTCAATCCGGCGCGCGCCCATGCCATCGACGCCGCAATCGCCAATCTTTTGACAGCGCAACGCCTCACAGCGCTGGACACACCACCCACCACCCTAACCGTCAGCGCATAGGAGACACAGCCATGACGACCACAACCCCAACCTACTTTCCCGCCGACCTGGTGCGCATGATCCTGGTCAGCAAATGGGGATATGAGCAGACCAACGTCTGTTATTACCGCATCGAGCGGGCCTCACCCGCCACCGTCTGGCTTCGCCGGATCCAGACGGACGCCGCGCCAACCGGCGACGGGATGCGCGGCACCCGCCAGCCCAAACGCGACGAGGACGGGCGGCCGATCCCTATGAAAGGCGCGGAATTGATGCGCCGGAAACTCGCCATCGATTCCACCGGGGATCCGTGCATCAAGATCGACTCTTACGAATACGCCCGCCCCTGGAACGGCCAGCCGCAAGAATACACGGCATACGCCTGATTTTCCTGGCTAGGCGCCCGGCCCGATCGGGCGCCCTTCTCGGACAATCAAGCCAATGGAGGAAACACATGGCAGACATTCACGACGCAATCGGCATGGTGATGGGAAACCGCCCGGCCTATAACGGCGCCGCCATCGCCAGGGAGACGATCGAGATCGATTGCCTTACCGAGATCCGCACCGAGAAGGTGGGCGACTATGCGCGATATTTCGCACACCAAACATTCCGCAACGAGTACGCCGCGAAGGCGGCGCTTGGAGACATGGCCGGACGCATCGGCCGGGCGGCCGAGATCGCCCGCAAGATGATCGCCCAGGCGCCGATCGCCAAGGCCGAGATCGAAACGGCATTCGGCGCCTGGCGGGCGAAGCAATGGCCCGCTGAAATCGCCCTTATTCGCCGCAATCAGGAGATTTACAGCGCGATGATCGCTGGCCCGTCCAATTTCCCGTTCGAGCGGATGCGCAAGCGTGAGGCCGCCAAATGGAAAGAGGCCGAGCGCATGGAGCACCGCGTCACCAGCTTCGCCAAGACCGCCAAACGCATCGCCTTCCCGCATGGAGCGCCTGGCGAAGCGATCCGCGGCAATGATCCGGAGGCGATCGCCAAGATCCGCACGAAGATCGCGCAGAAAACCAAGTGGCAAGAGCAAATGAAGGCGCACAATGCCGAGATCCGGAAGGCGGCGAAGATCACCGGGGCCGGGAAGAACGCCGAGGGCGATGCTTTGATCGCGGCCGAATTGCAGAAGACGCACAGCGCCGCCGTGGCGGCCGGGCTGGCCATGCGAGACTATGCCGGGCGCCGCGGACACGCCAGCTATGCGTTAACGAATAACCGGGCCGAAATCGCCCGCCTTGAGGCCCGGCTTAAAGAGTTGGAGAGGGTGAGGGAGAGCGCCGCGAAGGAACTCGCGATCGAGATCCAGGGTGAAGAGATCCAGTTGATTGAAAACACCGACGCCCACAGGATCCAGATCATCTTTCCAGATAAGCCAACGGCCGAGATCCGCACGATCCTTAAACGCCGCGGTTTCAGATGGGCGCCGAGCATGGGCGCCTGGCAACGACACCTGAACGCTAACGGCCGTTATGCGGCGCAATGCGCGATCGCAGAGATCGAGAAGGCGGCGGCCTGAACGGCCGCCAAACATTTGCAGAAAAGGAAGCGGCCGCCCTGATCGGGCGGCCGTCGCTTATTCGGATCCGTCCTGCATGATCTTGTCGAGATTAACCAGGATGCACCGCCTTTGCCTGCCATCGATGCGGGCGCGATCATTGCACCAATACCCGTCAGGCGCCTGGCGCAGCGCACCCGACCAGATCCCGCCAACACCGGCCGAGCCCGCCCAGTCTGTACCCTCAAAGTGATCTTGCAGCTTCGCGTCCGTGGTCGGGATGGCCAGCCAGAGCCCGGTAAATTCGCGCTTTCGTCCAGGCGCGGCATCAAAATTCCCCACAATCGCCAGGCCGATCTGCGCCAGGCGGTTATTGATATTCTCGATGCGCTTGGCGAGATCCCCCTCGGCCGGATTGCCGAGGTCGGCCAGCTGGGCGCCAACCGTCTGCATCCGATCGCGGCCCCAGGCTTTCACCGGCTTCGAAAAAAGATGATCCAGGCACCGTTGCCAGTTTGGATCCGCATCCTGGAATTCCACCATATCATCGGGCGCCAGGGATTCGGCCCACTCTTGCAGATCATCGCTTGACGGCGGCGTGTCGTTCAACAGGAGATCCGCACAGACGAGAAGCGCGCCGAATTGATCCGCACCCCGGCCGACATGCCCGCCCGCCATCAGGGCGGTGCGTATCGTCTGCAATCGCTCGTCTAACTCGCCATGATGATCGAGGAGACGACGCCGGATCTTGCGGCCGATGATGCGCAGATCCTCGACATCGATCACCGGCTCTTTATCGCCAGGCTGGAACGGCCGCAATTCCAGGAAGGCCATGCGGGACCGATCCTGCGGCCGCATCGGCGGCGCATTGATCGCGGAAAACCCGAAGACCGAGCGGGCGGTAAACTCCACCCCTTTATGCTCGGCGCCACCGCGCAACATCAGCGCGCCAGACGACGCCAGGCGCGCCAGCTTTACCACCGCTTCGGCTTTGCGGTTGTCGGCTTCCGCCTCCATTTCATCGATCGAGATCGGCACAGAGTCCTGGCGCACATGCTGATAGATCCCGGCCGCGGTTGTTTCGGCCGCCTGCACCATTCCATCCGGCCCGAAGACTTCGGAGATCACCCGTTGCAAGGTGGATTTACCCGTCGCGCGATCGCCGACCAGGAACATCATCGGACGCCAGCGCAAGAACCCGCCCAGGATCCCGGCCGAGATCCAGCCCAGGAGCAGAAGCGGATCGATCGAGCGCCGCCAGCGCCAGGTAGAGAGGAGATCGAGGAGATCCTGGGCGGCCTGGCCGTTGACGTGCTCGCCCCACGGCTTGAGACACTTCACCCCGGCCGGATAGACAAAATCGCCGCGCTCGCCGGGATCCTCTTCGCCATTGGCGCGCACCAGCACATCGCCGCAATGCAGCGTTAAACTGCCATCGTCTTCCATCCAGCCGCCGCGGCCGCGGACCCGACTGGCCGAGCGCCAGACGCCAAGATGCGCGCAAGCGTTCATCAGATCGTCGCGGATCAGATTGGCCTTCCAGCCCACGACTTCCAGATCCTTGCTGAATTGAGGCCAGCCCCAATAAAGGTATTCCGTCCTGGGCGCGAAGAGGGCGGCGATTCCGGCCTGGCCCATTTCGGACGCCTTCAAAGCGCGGAGCTGGCCGAGCGGATCCAGGAAGAAAAACACATCGCCATCCTTGCCGAGCGGATGCACCGGGCAATCACGCGGCAGGCCAACGTCATTTGTCCAGGCCCGCGAGCGCCAGCCACCCGCGAACATCGGATCCTTCCAACCCTCGACCGGCCGCGGATCCCCCGGCTTCGGGACGCGCGGCTTTTTTGACCTGGGCGCACCCACCGGCTCCGCGGCATCGACGATATCGCGGATCTCTTCTTCTATCTGCGACATGCTTACGCCCCTTTACGCCCGCCCGTTTTCTTCGCGGCAGGCTTGCGGCGCGGCGCCTTCTTGGCGGGAGGCTTCTTGGCGGACGGCTTCACATAATACTTGCCAGGATCATCCTGGCGCTCGTCGGGGCCGACAATGCGCACTTCCAGATGATTCGGCTCGGTACGCTCGCGGCGGACCGGCCGACCAGGCGGCGGATCCAGCAAGACACGATCGACCGCGCGACCGTTGGCGGCAAACGCCGCGAAGGCCGCCTGGATCCGCGGATCCAGATCGCGCCACCCGATCGGCCGGCGATGCGTCAATTCGCAAAACTGGCGATAGAAAGTTTCCGCGACCGGCCAATCGCGCGCCGTGCCAAATCGATATAACGCCTGGCCCGCATCAGACAGATCGTGCGCCAGGCTGGCATCGCCGCCCTCTTCAAGCGCGACCTCTTCCAGCCAGAACATACCCGCCTTAATGGCCGCGGACGTTTTCACTTCCAACGCTGAACTCATGACGCCTTCTCCTTTTTCGTTAAATACGCATTGATATCTTTGGCGCCGGGCGCCTTCGCCACGCGCACATCGGCAAATCGATCGGCGAGCGCATCGAGCGCGCGCGATAGCGCTTTTTGTGCGGCAGGATTGTCACCATCATCGTCAGCCATGACGGTCAGGCGCTTGACGGGCGCGCCCGCGATCGGCTGATACTTGGCCAGATTGCCGAGATCCCCGACAACGTGAACATTCAGGGCCGGATCCGCGAGCGCAAGCGTCAACCCGTCCTCAATGCCTTCAGTCACAACAATGTGATCGGACCCCACGACAGACCGCCACAAGCGGATATAAGCGCCGGACTTGGATCCCAGCATCCGTTTCGGCGACGGCACGGGCGCCTTTCCGGATCCATCGGGCGCCAGATATGTCCGATGCACGGCCATCAGGCGGCCATCGCCTGGCGATTGCATCGGCGCCAACATGGTCGGCCAGTACGTGGCGGCGCCATCATCGATATATTTGAGCGCAGGCGCCAGGCGCAGCGGGATCCGCGCCAGCAATTCAGGCGCCAGGGCCAGGCCGCGGCTTTCCAGGTAGCGCACCACCCAATCGCCGGGCGCCAGGCGCTCACCATTGCACCAGATCTCATAGGCCGCCTTGCGGCGGTACTCGCGCCGCGCCTCTTCTTCGGCATCGGCCTTGTGTTGTTTTCGCGCCGCGCTCTTGGCCCGGCTTTTTACCTGGTCGATCGGCAGATCCGCCAGGCCCAGCCAATTCAGCGCCCAACGCCGCGCGCCTTTGATATCGTCGGCCTTGCGCGCATAGATAATCAGATCGAAGACAGATCCTTTTTCCTTCTCGCCGGAATCATACTCGACAAAACCGCCCGCGGCCTCACCCGTCAGAAAAACCTTGAAGGATCCAATGCGATCATCGGCGCGCGCCGGATTCGGAGCGACATAGTAATTGCCCTCACGCCGCCCGCCTGGCGCCAACTCACTGGCCAGCGACAGAGCCCGCGCTTGCAGCATCGGCTTGATCTCTTCCAGGGATAGATCGCTCA